TTCCCTTACTCTATTTTTTCTTTCGTTTTTTAATTTAACCTGGATAGATCCTTTCTGTCCATTCTTCGCAAGAACTTCTGCATCCTTTTTATTAACATTCTTATAACCAATTGCTGGTTTCCAAACCAACGGGCTAACATCCTCAATAGTATCACATTGATCAGAAATGATTCCCCAAGTAAAACCAATAATATAAGATATCACTCGGCTTGTTTGAAAATTTTGAATAAAGACAGACTGTTCTATTACAGCAACATCTGGAAAATGTTCTTTTACAACTTGTAATAATTCTTTTTTTATTTTATTAAACTTGGCAGATTGCTCTTTTTCTTTTGATAAATCAATTTTACCAACAGCTATGAGTTCTTTATCGTAAGAAAGAATAGCCCATGCTAAAGAGTGAGAAGCAGGGTCTATTGAAAGCACCCTGCTCCATTTCTCTTTTCTCACAATATTCTTAAGACTCATAGGTATATTATACCTCTTTTCTTAGTTTTTCTTCGTCATAACCCCAAGAAACAAGTCTTTTTATATATCTTTCTTTTTTACATTGTTCACATATATTTTCTTTATTATATGAAGACAATATTGTTGTGCAATCTTTTGTTTTACAAATTCTTTTTCTTGTTTTATTTTTTTTCTTTTCGTAATAATTATCCAACAATTTCTTATTGGTTATTACGCGGCGACATTCAACACCACAATAGATAGCATTATAAACTTTTGCTATAAACTCTCGACCACATTCTTCATTAGCACATAATCGTGATTCTTCTTTAAACATCCCCTGACCAGCATTTATCAGCCAAATCACAATTAGAACAATTAGCAGATGTTCTCTTGTATGGCTGCTTAGGCATATTGCCTTCTTGGAAGTCGGTATAGATTTTGTTGTATTTTTTAAACAACTTGTCTATGAACGCTTCATCTCTTTCAATATAAATCGGTAAAATCTCTTGGTTGTTTTTATTTTCGTAAATTACATAACCGCTTGGCAGATCTAAACATCTCATATAAATCTGAGCCTGTCTATAATGATCATCTTTGGGTTTTTTATAAAGTTGTCTGTAGTGGAAACCTTCTGCGCTGATTGATTTTAACTCAATCAATTTATGACCGTACCAATCAATTATACCATCGGCTGTACCCTCAATTGGTGGTTCAGTATGATTAACTGGGATTTCTTCAGCAACAAGAATTCCCATTTCTCTAAAATAACTATAGAGTCTTTCATGCACAGCATGACCATTATCAAAGATACGATAAGTCTGCGGCTTAAAAGATGTAGTTACCTCTGTACCTTCAAAAAGATAATGCCAATATCTTGCACACTGATTTGTATAACTCGGATGGAAACCGCCTACTTTCTTTATTACAGGAGTGTTTCTTTTTTCAAGATGTTCATCAATTGAATCTAGGAACTCCTTCGTTATCTGTTCCTCAGATTTTAAAATCTTCTCTTCTTTTGGCGCTCTTAATGCATTAAGCGATTTCAATTGTACATTCCTTTACTTGCAATCTTAAGTGCATTGATATTCTCAGACAATGCTTCATACATTGTCTTCCAAATATCATTGACTAATTTATCCTGCTCACTCATCATAGTAGACCTTCTCTTGAAAGCCTGCGATTTCACAATCATCTGTGTCCTATAAGCTGCCAGTATATTGGCATATTTAATTGCCTGCATACCAATATAGTGGTCGGGATTATCAATAATGTCTTGTACAATTCTCATGCACTCAACAAACTCTTTAGCCCTATCACCCATTTGAAGGGCTAAGAACTCTTCATCAACAATTATATCTGCCATTGCATTATCTCCTTTGCTATCCATTCTGCTACGGGTGATGCAATTGCATTACCGCACATCTTGTATCGATTTGTATCAGCAACCACCTTGCCATTGGATGTGTATTTGGTGTGATTATCAGGGAAGCCCATCAGTCTTTCGCATTCAAGCGGTGTCAATCTTCTAAGCACCAGCTCTGGTGTACACACACCGTGCATTGAAATTGTATCAAGCGTATATGATGGATCATCAATATCTCCAAACCCCTTGCCCTGAGGACCAGCTTTATCTGAACGACCAATTATTGTGCCCTGAATCGGAATTGCACCTTGCTCGCCAATCAATGGAACTTGACCACCGCCTGTACCCATTCTATGCTTTAAGGTTGGCATAATCCCATCTTCATAAATCCTTACATCGTTAACTCTAGTGCCATCAACAATAAGAACAGTTGCTCTACTGTCACCAGTATTATCAAAAGCATTAAGCGTTGGCGAAACACCTTTGTCAGACCATGTTTCAAAATCATCCTGCGATTGAGCTCTTCTAACTTTAACAAATGGCTCAAGGATTACATTCTGCTCAGGTCGCTTGTAATCTGTTGCAGTAAAGGTCACTCCTCCTTCTGAGTATTGACCGTATCCTGTCTTTCCGTACCAGATAGGTTCACCAGAGCCTGTCTTAGCGGTTCTGGCAGCCTGTTTCCTCTTCTTTCTGCTCTGTTTAATATGCCCATTGCTGTCTTCGGGGACAGAAAGAATTTTTCCGTTACTTCTGTTAAGGGCTGTAATATCCCAGCAAGCGACAACGAAGACTCGTTTTCTACGCTGGGGGATTCCGAACCATTGTGCATCCAAGATGTGCCATTCAATTCCCAGTGCCCCGATGTTAGCCATTTGGTCGAGGACTTCACCGAAGTCTTCTCCTTTATTACTTGTGAGGGCACCTGGTACATTTTCCCAGATTGCCCATTTTGGATATTGTCCGTTTGTTGCATCACGCATCTCCTTAATTATTCTAATTGCTTCAAAAAATAAACCTGAACGACTACCTTCTAAACCAGACCTCTTTCCTGCGACAGACAAGTCCTGACAAGGTGAGCCGAAGGCAATGAGATCAACTGGTGTCAATTCAGCACCGTTGACATTTCTTACATCTTCATACTTTGGTACATTCGGCCAGTTGGCTTTTAAGATTTCTTGGCAATGCTTATCCCATTCAACTTGGAATTTACAATCCCATCCTGCCCTGTCAAAACCGATATCCAAACCGCCTACGCCAGCAAATAAACTACCGTATGTTAACTTTCCCATGTTTTACCTTTTACTAATTGGGGAACTTGTCTGCAAATACCACATCTTCCCCATCCACCGTTGCCCCAATGTGTTTTCCATTCACGGCAACATTTAATTACAATCTCAGGACCATATTGGTCAATCAATTTTTTGCGACCATCACTCGTAGTCACTATCTTTTATTAACTCCTTAAAAACATGCCATTCAATAATAGCAACTTTAACATCGGAATCTTCCCCTAAAACAACGGAGATGCATGGATACTTGTGATTCTGTTTCCAAGCATCTTTTCTCATCTTAATCCAACCTGCTCTTGTCAAAGTAAATGACGAGCCGTTGTGCTTGTAGTCTAGCAGGAATTCGTGGAACTCGGCATCGCCTTTGCGTAAACCTCGTCCTGAATTCTTGACGGGCTTGGCTTTGTCTTTCTTAATTTCTTCTTTTTCAGTTCTTTTCATTTAGAACCCTTAAACATTCTCTACAGGTAACTTCTTTTTTATTTTTGGTAACATAATAATCGTTACCATCTTTTCCACATGGCGTTAAGTAATATGATCTACCGTATCCGCCAATCGTGTAATGTATCAATTCAATTTTCATTTATAAAGGCCAAACATAATCTGGTTCATCAATTGGCTGATCCAATACATCATCAAACTTATCGTAGTACCAATCCCATTGCTTCCATGCGAGTTTAAGGCGGTGTGAGCGGTGAATATCCTCATTGCCGAACCAAAATGGCATGACCAAATTGTCATAGTCAACAGATTCCAAAGCCATGTTGTTATTATAACCACGCCTTGTCCACTCCTCAATTGAGAGATTCAAGTAAAGCTTCAAGGCTTCCTCGTACCCTCGCCACATTCTAGTGACTACATGATTTTCCCAACCATAATATAATGTACCATCTTTCTTCATCTTAGGCTTTGCTCTGCCCAAAAGGACATTTAAAACCTGGTATGACTCAACACGCTGTTTGCCCAATCTTCTATAATCAAGAACCTGTAGTGATTCTTTAAAATCGGCATATGGTAAAAAAGTTTGCATAACTCCCTTTCTGCTGGATGCTAAATGTTAGCACCGCTTCCACGGGCAACTGCGTAAAGCTCGTTAATTTTTCTCTTAACTAAGCGGCTTGAACATTGATACGCCGAGTCTCTTTATAGCATCGTTCAGTATATCATCACACCTTTTCTGCCAGTTGTAATCTTCATATACAGCATCTGCTTGATTAAAGAAGTATTCTGATTGATATTCAAAATCATCTACAGCGTTCTTCATAAGATAGAGTAGTGACTCATACTCGGCCAGCACGACCTCACCATGATCATAACCAGTATGTCTTGTTGGACCAAGTTTCGATTGTATGATATTGCTACCAAGATATCTTTCATAAGAGCACCAGCGACCAGTTGATATCACAGGCATACCTGTAGCAAGAGCTTGAAGCGGTATAAAACCAAAACCTTCGCCTTCTGACGGATATATAAGTATGTCGTGCGAATGGAACAATTCAACCATTTGTTCTTGTGTAATTGTTTCATATATTCTGTATATATTTTGTTCATTGCCTCTTCGCAATAAACTATTAACAGACATAATCCCGCCATTAGAATCTCCATGATGTTTAAAAGTTATCGTAACATCTTTTCTATTCTTAAAAAGCTGCACGAAAGCTTCTTCAACAAGATCAGCCCTCTTTCTTGGGCTATCTGAATCAACATGAAGGAATCTTATTGGTCCGTCTGGATTTCTTTTCTTAGGCAACCACATATCGTCAATGCCGTGCTCAAAAACATATGTAGGCGTTGTTATACCAGAATTTAAAACAGCATCTCTGGCAAAATAATTACCTACCCAGATTTCATCAACAGCGTTCATTGGTTCAATCCAATGACTCCAAACCTTTGTTGCTTCTAAATGTGTGCCATAAATTTTATATTGATTATCATAAAATTTTTTAAATCCAGGGGCACGAAGATTTGTCATTGTTACTTGGTTATACCATTCAGGTTCCATATAGAACATTTGAATTGGCGATAACCCAGAGTTCTCGACAAGATTTAATTTTCTTTTTCTATAAGAAAAGTTGTTGAAATGTTTCTTTATTCTATTATATCCATACGAATACCCAAAAATATTATTTGCTGTTCGGATATGTTCATCAGTATGTATAGAAAATATTAATTCGTTAGTCATTATTCCCAAAAGTAATCATCATCGTCAGATGATTTAAGCACATCAATAAAATAATAAAGACCAATTATGGCAAGACCAGTCATTGTAGTAAATAGCATTGTTATCTTGCCAAATAATTTCATCCTAATATCTTAGCACTAATTTCCTTTAACTGTTGGTCATTTAACTCAACTTTACCGATACCGTTCCATTTTTCTTCACCATAGAAGAACCAAGCACCACGGCGTTCAATAATATTCATCTCAACAGCGATATCTAATAACTCACGATACCTATCAACATTGGCTTCCTGTGGAAGAACATAGTAATCACCCTTTGTACCGATGCTGGCGACTTGCTTTGTCTTTTCAATAGCCCAAGTCACTTTCTGGGAGGTGATCATGTTCCTGTCATCCCTCTCCATCTCCTTAGACGACTGTGATAAGAACAATTTGACAATATTATGCATATTGTGAAAAACAGAGTTGCCAATCTTGGCCTTTGTAGTTGCATACATTCCACTCAAGTCCATCGTCTGGTGAGCGATAAATATCATCACATTCTTTTCTTTATGGAGATAGTTAACAAGCTGCTGTAACAAAGCGCCCTGCGATCTTGCAAGAAGCCCTATTGCTTTACTGCCCTCTGGCTTATCATAAGCCTCTTGTCTAACGATATTTGATAACGAGTCGAACAGAAAAATGTGTTTCTCTTCATCATGTGTCAGATAAGGGTAGAGGTTCTTTAAAATATCCTCAACAACGGTAGATTGGATGACGACAATATCATCAATGTCAATACCGCATTTCTCTGCATACTCTTCATTAAAAGAATACTCTGAATCAACAATGACTGGTCTGAAACCCATTCTCTGCGCTTCAGCAAGAATTCTAAACGACATGGTTGATTTACCAACCGATGGATTTCCCCAAAATAGATGTGTTGCACCAGTATTAAGTCCACCACCAAGTGCTCTGTTTAAACCGATACTTGGTGTTGGTATAACCTGATGTGTGGGCATCCTGTCGCCCTTGCGTTTATCTACTACTAACATTATTTCCTTTCTAAAATAACTAGTTTTCTTTTACTATGCGGAACAAAACCTGGTGTATCTACATTGCGAAATTCAAATTCAACAATAGCGACTAATTCTTTTGTTGTTGAATTTATTATCTTGTTAAACTGAATAACGCTCGGTTCATGTTCTATTGAATGCTCTATGATAGCAATTTTTGATCTTTCAATCAGGTCAAAGAAGCAATTCCATTCATTTTTATCGCCTTCAATTTCCAATCCTAGTGCCATCACACCAAAATTTTCATTCAACATATCTGCGTACTCTTTATACCATTCATAAACAGTGCCATGATACGAATCACCCATTGACTTCAATGGATCAATTGGAATAATATTTAAATCTTCAATCGTATATTTATAAGCACCGACATCAATTGTTAAATCCATGTCTGTAAGGAAATACTTACAAATGTGATGGCGTAATTTATACTCTTTTGAAACGAGATATTCCCATCTATCCATTAACGACCTACTCTTGGCATAATAAGTGCAGTACCACAACCAACAGCGAAATTAACCATGTCGTGGTCATTTTCTCTAGACCAATCAATAGCTGCTTGATACGAACCAATCTCTGGATGATCACCATCAGAGCCGTTATTTGTATCGTGTACAGTTATAGCCCAGACTTTGTGTTGATTCATTTTACTTCCATAATTTACTAAGTCTTTATAAGCTTGCTCATAAGAGTGGTCAGCATCAACATGCAAATAATCAATTGATGGAAATAAATGATGACAATTATCAGTCTTATCAACAATTAAATTGATTTCAGGAAAACCATCTATGCCCAATGGTGTATATACTGGAAGACCCCAAGGTCCAATGTTTGCATCAATAAGATTTGTATTATATTGAGTTAATAAACCTTCATTTATCAAACACTTCTGAGCTTGAACCATTAACTTTGGTACAAACCCAGCACCAGAGCCTAAACACACGATGCTACTTGCTCTTAATGAATATGGTAACGAGAAATAGAAAGCACCCATGCCAGCATGTTTACCAACAGCACCGTGCGATTCTGACCATTGTGATAATGAAACTATGTCATCAAACATATTGCTCCTTTTTTAAATTCTTCCTCTCAATGTAATCATCAATAGATATGATTCCATTGTCGCTTTCAATCTTATAAGAATCCAATCTTGTCAATGTTTTCTTATCTTCAATCTTTTCAAGTCTAACAGCAAACCATTGACCAGGTTTGACAATATGCTTAATCTTTCTGAATGGTGCCGGGAATACAACGACCTTAAATATCTTCTGACCATCCCAGCAGTAAAGGTTTGACATTTCCTTTTCTTTTGATGTTACGAATGTTCTTTGGTGGAACACATACATCAAAGTCTTTTCATCCTCTACAAGACCGAGACCCGTGTTATATAACCATGCATTTTCATGCTCAATACCTTTCTTAATAAACATCATCAACTTATAAAGGTCGGTATCGTGATACTCGTAGGCATCACAGAAAGCGTGTAGTGTTCTGTCTCCGATAAGGGCGTATACAAAGTCTCTTGTTGCAAGCTCTGTATTACGCTCTGCAAACACCGTAGTCGAGCCAGAATGATCTTCAAACTCAATACGCAGGTACTGAGGGGTTTTCTTTGTAGAACGCACCACAGCCTTTACCAGCGTCAATGGCGAGTTGATTTCGTGGAAGTCAACCAACTGCCCGACCATTTCATCCATCTCATTCTTTTCACGGTCTGAGTTAATGGAGAAACCTAACACTGGCAGATAATACTTTTCATGGTCAAATGATGAAACATGACCGATGTTTTCAAATGCACCGACCTTATCAAAATTCTCCCTCAAAGTGCTCTTAACAGCTGTCTTACGACATTTGTTTGCAAACTCATCATAAGAGTTAAATGGGCGCTTGCTGGTAATTTCTTCAATTGCTGACTTACCACATGATGCAACATTTGATAAACCAAAACGGATTGCCTCGTAATCCTGTCTGACTTCTACAGAGAAGAATTCTTCTGACAAGTTAATATCTGGCGGAAGAATATTGATATTCATCCTCTGAGCTTCCATAAGATATGCAGTAATCTTGTCTGTTGCTGACTCGTTATAAAGCAACGACCATACAAACTCAACAGGATAATGAATCTTTAACCACATTGTTTGATACGAAAGCATTGAGTAGGCAACAGCATGAGACTTGTTAAACATATACAAGGCTGCTAATTCAAACTCTGACCAAATCTTCTTTGCCTCAGCCTTTGAAATGTATTCGTTATTGATGAACTTCTCTTTGAACTCATCAAAGCCAGCAGCATCTCTCTTCTTACCGATAATCTTACGAAGTTTATCTGCTTCAGCCCATGTGAAACCTGCAAGAAGCACAGCCATTTGCATTAACTGCTCTTGGAAAATAACAGTACCATATGTCTCAGATAGAACTTCTTTTACAACCTCATGAGGATACTTTGGCTTCTCAACGCCCCTTTTACAATCAATATAACGCTGACCCTGAGAAAGCAAAGCACCTGGACGGACTAATGCGTTTGACACAACGAGGTCATTGAAGTTATCAATACCCATTCTTTCAATAAGATTACGATAAGCGGCAGCATCTGCTTGGAATACACCGACTGTGTTGCCTGCATTAAAGTTCTCATACACTAACTGGTCATCTAATGTAAGGGACGCATCTCTTACATCAATGCCTCTAGTCTCTTTAATCTTATTAATACAGTCCTTAATAACAGAAACAGTCTTCAGACCAAGAACATCAATCTTAATAAGACCGACAGCTTCGGCATCTTCCATGTCAAAGGCTGTCACCACTGATCTTTCACCTGTAGACGAGTCTTTTCGTGTCTCTACAGGGCATACTTCACTCAATGGAATTGATGACACCACCATGCCAGCAGCGTGAACACCAGCGTTTCTGATACGACCCTCAAGACTTCTTGCGATTGTCGGAACATCTGGGTATTTCCTACAGAAGATTTTGCCTTTTTCGGAACTAACCAACTCATCAATCGTTTCAAAATACGGCGTGATTGCGTTGATTTCCTGATACGGAACCTGAAACACTCTAGCAACATCTTTAATCGCTGACTTCGGCTTGAATTCACCATAAGTTGTAATAGCAGCGACATTATCTTCACCCCAACGCTCACGGAGATAATTTCTCACCTCACCACGGCGCTTATCTTCAAAGTCTAAGTCGATATCTGGGTAGTCGTTACGCTCAGGATTGATAAATCGTGCAAACAGCAAATTA